TCCTGCAGCGCCGCCTGGATCTCCTGCAGGCCCTCGATCTTGATCTTCATCGGCTAAGCCTCCGCCCTGGCAACCGCGACAAACTCGGTGACGGCGCAGCGGCCGAGCTCGCGCACGTCGACGATGTTCCAGATCCGCCCGCCATAGACGATCCGGTCTTCGATGGTCAGATCGGCACGGTAACGGATCTGGAAGGTCATCACCGCCTGGCCACTGAGCTGCTGGGCCGCGAACCGCTCGGTGCCGCGATCCGGCCGCTGCTGAGCCTCCAGGATGGCGATGTCGGTCCAGACCTCGACCGGCTCGTTGAAGCCGTTCGGTATGCGGTTGGTCACCCGCTGCAGGGTGAGGTGCCGATCGATCTTGCCCGCTCTCATACTGGCCTCACGCTGCGGCGGAAGGAATCCAGGTTGCCGACCAGATGCGGGATCTCCGCGATCGTCACGCCGATCGCGACCAGTTCGCGGTTCTCATAGAGCTGGCCAAGGCGCAGGCGGATGTAGCTGCGGATCGGCTCCGGCACCTCGGTGGGATCGTCAAAGCCGCAGGTGTAGTCGATCGTCACCGCGGCGGCCTGACGGCGCACCGCCGGCCAGGTCGTGCCATAGGCGGGCTCGACCCGGCCGGGATCGCTATCCCAGGTCAGCACCCGATAGGCCGACGCCGGCAGCGTCACGCCCTCGCCGCTTGGCGCGACATAGGCGATACTCTCGACGCGCTGCAACGGCGGCAAGGGCAGCTTGATGGCGCCCGCGGGAAAGGCGTCGAGAGTGAGCCGCCAGGTCTGGGTGACCAGCGCCCGGCCGAGCCAGCCGTCGATGCCATCGATATCGCCCGTTGCCGTCGCGACAAAAACCTTGATCAGCGGATCGTCGGGATGCGGCGGCATCGGCGTGACGGCCGCATTCACCCGCAAATGCAGGCGCGCCTCCTCGAGCGAAAGCACCGGCGCGGGCGCCTCGCCGATGCGGGTCATTTGCCAAGAGCTCATGGGGCGCGTCTTCTTCTATTATTGTGCGGCGCCGGCCGAAGCCCGGCGGGGACGGCGAGCATTCGGGGCGACCGCACCCGGTGCAGCGCTCTGTCCGGCGGGCGCGCCGCCCTCGCCAGCACCTGCGCCGGCCTCTCCCTCGGAGCCGCTCTCCCCCTCGCCGTTGTCCCCCTCTTCGTCTTCTTCGTCCTCGTCCTCGGGGAACAGATCCGCCCCACCACCGGCGGGCGTCTTCGCGGCTTGGCCGGACGCCGGCGTCTTGACATCGAGCGGCCGCAGGCACTGCGCGGCGACCAGGCGATCGACGGTGTCACGGTCGAGGCCTTCGGGCACTGGCTCGCCGGCATCGATCTGCCGGCCGTCGCGTTTGTCGATGAAGGCGGAGATGACTTGGTATTTCATATCTGGTGATCCTGCTGCTGCGGTTGCTGATTGGATGGCGAGCAGCTGCTATGCCGCCTTCACCTCGAGCACGGTGGCCAGGTTCGCCTCGTTGGAGTAGCGCGGTTCACCGAGCAGGATCATCGCGGCCGGGCCGCCGACATTGTTGCCGGTGATGCCGCGGGCGCGCAGATAGCGATGGCCGGGCTTCATCTTCTCCGCCACCGCCTGCAGAACGATCTGCTTGTTGTCGTTGTTGCCGGCATTCGCGGCGAGCTGCGTGCTCGCCACCAGCGTCTGCACATCGACATTGAAGGCGGCGGCGCTGTCGGTCTGCAGGCTGAAATCAATGGTCTCCGCTGCCATATCGCCGAGCAGCAGGATCGCGATCACGGTGCGATATTTGCTCATGTCGACGACGTCGGAAAACACCTGGACGTTGAGCATCGTCGCCGGGCTGCGCACGCCGATTACCTTCCAGTCTTCATTGGGAAGCTTGGGCATCGGAAAATCCTTGAGTGAGTGGAAATGAAAAAGGCGGCTCCAAAAGCCGCCCAGTGAGGGAGAACTGCGAAGAGCGATTACGCCGGGATCTCAAGGATGACGAAGGGCGAGACCTGATAGCCGCCCTCCTGGCGGAACGGCTCGGTCAGCCAGGGCTGGCCGTCGACGTTCCAGAAGATCTTGAATACCGTCTTGTTCTCCAGGAACTTCACATGCTCGGAGGAGGCGACGAACGGTCCGGAGCCGTCCTTGACCAGATATTGCGAGAAGTCATAGAGACCGACATCGCCCCGGCTACCCAGTTGCGGATTGCGCTGGTTCCAGAAGATCGGATAGCCCATCAGCAGCTGATTGCCGGCGGCATCGCGGGCATTGGGCTGCCAGACCAGGGAGCCGTCACCACCGGCGCTGGTCGGATTGCGCATGGTGAGCAGCTGCGGCATCACCGACTGCGAGATGCTCCACACCGGCGAGCCGCCCGAGGCCATGAAGCGCGCCAGCATATTGGTCAGGTCGAGATAGCCGAACTGCAGCGCGACGGCGCGGTTCACCGAATAGGCGGCGGCGGACCCCATGACGCCGAGCGGACCGCCGACGCCATTGCCGCGCAGGAACTCGGTATCCTCCGCGGCGGCCATCGCCGCGCGGAACTGGCCCTCGATCATGGCGGATGCGGCCGACCAGTTGCGCAGCAGCTTGTCGGTCGCCACCATATGCGCGGCGAATTCCTGCGGCTCCAGCTTGATCTCCCGCAGCTTCAGGCCGGTCTCCGGCTTGGCGCCGCCCTCGGCGACCTTGGAGACCGTGACGCCGCCATAGACGTTGCCGGGCGCGGCGCCGGTCTGATCCAAGGCCGGAAGGGTGATGGCGCTATCGGGCGGCGAGCCGGCCGGGATGATGGTCGCGCGCGGCCGGATGAGGGCACCCTGCGCGTCGACGCGCAGGATCTCGGAGCGGAACTGCTGCGGGATGGCGAAGCCGCCCAGCGCGCCGGTATCCATGCGCTGCTCGGCGCGGGGCTCGAAGTCATGCCAGGCCGAGGCCAGGCGCTGGTCGTTCGGCCGGAAGCGGACCGCATGCATGAACTCGCCGAAGCTCTCGAACTCGGTCGCCGGCTGCGGGCCAGGCACGGTACTCTGTCCGCGGGCGGCGGCCGGCACCACCTGGCGCGCTTCCGCCTCGAGCCGCTCGACCTCCTGGGCGCGCTCGAGCTGGACCTTCACATCCTTGGAGTCGGCCATCAGCTTGTCCCAGGCGGCCTGGTCCTCGGCTGTGGCGGTATAGCCCTCGGCCGACATCTTCTCATTCAGCGCCTTCATGTCAGCCGCGATCTGGCCGAGGCGCGCCCTCAGCTTGTCCGTCAGTTTCAAGTTGCTTCTCCAGATGATGATTACGCGGCCAGCTGCCGCATCGCACCGCTTACCCGCGGCAACTCACACGCACACACCCAACGCCCGAAACTCCGCCTGCATGGCGTCCAACTGGGCCTGGCGCACAGCCTGGCCACGCTGGCGGGAGGCCTGCGACGGCCGCGGCGCCTCCTGGCTGACGCCATAGGCCGCCAGCGTGTCGGAGAGCGTCCGCACCTTGTCGATCATGGTCATGCCCTTGGCCTCGTCGGCCCGGAACACCCGCGCCCAGCTATCGGCGATGCCGGTACGGGCGATATTCCGCCCCTGCGAGACATCCGCCCGGAACATGGCGAGGCCCGTGGCGACCCGGTCCCGCATCACCGCCTCGGCCTCGGCCGACAGCGGCGCGAAGGAGCTGTCCTCGATCTTCTCCGCCGGCTCGGCGATCAGCGTCACCTTGAGGCCCATCTGCTCGAGCAAGGCGGACTGATCGACATGCATGGCATAGACGCCGATCGAGCCGACCAGCGCCGAGGGGCTGGCGACGATCTCATCGGCGGCGCTGGCGATCCAATAGGCCGCCGAGGCCATCAGGTGATTGGCCTGGGCGACGATCGGCTTGGCGCCGCGCGCGGCGCGGATCTCGGCGGCGAGCTCGGGCACGCCGCTGATCACGCCGCCCGGCGAGTCGACATCGAGCACCACCGCCTTCACCTCCGGGTCCTCGAGCGCCGCCCGGACCCGGCGGCCGATGGTCACCGTCGAGACGGCAAGGCCATACATCTCCAGGATGGACGGGCGCGGCGTGATCACGCCGAGCACCGGCACGACGGCGACCGCCCCTTGCCTATTCGCCACCGAGCGCTCGGTGCGCGGATCGATGCGCGCGTCGACGGCCTTGACCGTAGTGGCCAACCAGTCTTGCCAGCTCGCGCAAAGCGCGAGCGGCGCCGCCGCCATCGTCAGTTCGCTGAGGATCGCCCTGAGCGTCTCCCGATCCATCGGATGCCTCCTGTCCGGCCATGGATGCCGGCATCATGTTGCGTTGAATGAGGAACTCATCGAGCTTCGGAACGGCGTTCCTGTCCTCGAGCGCGCGGGCCTCATTGCGCCCAAGCCAGCCATCGGTGATGCCGGCCTTGTAGAAGGCGGCGCGGGCGGCCATGTCGCCGCGCAAGAGCGCATTGAGGTTGAACTTGATGTAAAAGCCAGCGGCGCGTTCTTCCCTGGTCAGCAGCTTGCGGCCGAGCTCCTCCTGCC